AACATACGTTGATGGGTTAGAACTCCTTGGTCTAAAGATTGAAGAGCGCACTGAACCATGGGAAGGTGCCTGTGGTGTATATCACCCCCTCCTCTCCGAAGCACTTGTAAAGTTCCAAGCAGAAACTATGATGTCTATCTTCCCTGCATCAGGTCCTGTAAAAACATTAGTAATTGGTAAAGAGACACCTGAGAAAAAAGATGCAGCTGAGCGTGTACGTGAGGACATGAACTATCAGTTGACTGAGATGATGCCTGAGTATCGTCCTGAGACAGAGCGCATGCTCTGGGGTTTAGGTCTTGCGGGTAATGCGTTTAAAAAAGTGTACTACGATCCAAATATAGAGCGTCAAGTGGCTATGTTTGTACCAGCAGAAGACATCGTTGTACCTTATGGTGCGTCAGACCTAGCCTCTGCTGAGCGTGTTACGCATGTCATGCGCAAAACTGAGAATGATTTAAGAAAACTTCAGGCGGCAGGGTTCTACCGTGATATTGATTTAGGTGAACCTAACGATGTATTAGATGAAGTTGAGAAAAAAATTGCAGAGAAGATGGGCTTTAGAGCCACATCAGATGACCGTTATAAACTCCTTGAGATGCACGTCAACCTAGATTTAGAGGGATACGAGCATAAGGATGAGAACGGTAAACCCACCGGTATTGCACTACCTTACGTAGTCACTATCGAGAAAGGTACTCAGAATGTTCTTTCGATTAGACGTAATTGGGACCCGAACGATGAGACTTGTCAAAAGCGTCAACATTTTGTTCATTATGGGTATATTCCGGGATTTGGCTTTTATTACTTTGGGCTTATCCATCTTATCGGCGCTTATGCTAAGTCTGGTACTTCTATTATCAGACAACTTGTCGACGCTGGTACATTATCGAATCTACCAGGTGGTTTCAAAACCCGAGGTCTGCGAGTTAAAGGTGATGACACCCCGATAAGTCCAGGAGAGTTCCGTGACGTTGATGTACCAAGCGGAGCAATCAAAGACAACTTGATGACCTTGCCATATAAAGAGCCAAGCCAGGTATTAATGTCACTACTCAATCAGATTGTTGAAGAAGGTCGTCGCTTTGCAAACACTGCTGATCTACAGATTAGTGATATGTCTAGTCAAGCACCTGTTGGTACGACGCTGGCTATTTTAGAGCGCACTTTGAAGGTGATGAGTGCAGTACAAGCTCGTGTGCACTATAGCTTGAAGCAAGAGTTGAAGTTACTTAAAAAGATTATTGCTGAATACACACCAGAGGAGTACAACTATGAGCCAGATGAAGGGTCCAGATTTGCTAAGAAGTCTGACTACGATGATGTGGACGTCATCCCTGTTAGCGATCCTAACGCTTCAACAATGGCACAAAAGATTGTTCAATATCAAGCAGTAATGCAGCTTGCAGCACAGTCACCGAACTTATTTAATATGCCCCTGTTGTATCGTCAGATGCTAGATGTGCTCAGTATTAAGGATGCCCAGAAGCTTGTACCTCTACCAGAGGATATGAAGCCTAAAGATCCAGTCACCGAAAACCAAGATGCACTGATGCTCAAACCGATGAAGGCGTTTATTAATCAAGATCATAAAGCACATATCCAAGTGCATACATCTGCAATGCAGGATCCGATGATTATGCAACTTCTTCAAAACAATCCACAGGCGCCACAGATGCAGGCTGCGATGCAAGCGCATATTGCTGAACACTTAGGGTTTCAGTATCGTATTGAAATTGAACAACGTCTTGGTATGTCTTTACCACCTCAATACGATGAGGCAGGGGAAGAAGTTGAGATGGACCCAGCGCTTGAAGCTAAGTTGGCACCATTACTTGCGCAAGCAGCCCAGCAAGTTCTACAACAGAACCAAGCACAAGTTGCCCAACAACAGGCTGCACAACAAGCTCAAGATCCGATGCTCCAGCTACAACAACGTGAAGTGGCTATCAAGGAAGCAGATCAGCAACGCAAGGCACAGAAAGATCAGGTTGATGCGATGCTAAAAGGTAAGCAGCTTACTATTGAAGAGCAGAGAATCCAAGCGCAAGCTAAGGATGCGGCTGATAAAACTAAAAATGATATGTTAAAAGCAGCTGCAGAAATGCGAGATAGTCGTGAGAAATTAATTATGAAGGACGTATTAGATGTTATGAAACCTAAGAAAGGAAATTAATGGATGCTTCTGATGTTCTAGTGGACATGCTAGACAAAGAAATAATAGGTAAACGGGATTGGATAGGCAGCGGACAAGCTAAAGACTATTCCGAATATCAAAGAGTTTGTGGAGAGATTAAAGGTCTGCTTTTCGCAAGGCAGGAAATATTAGACCTAAAACGTAAATTGGAGAACTCGGACGATGAGTGAAACTTTGGATTTATCACGGGCAGTAGACTTAGCTGCTGTGATGCAGAAAACAGCTGAGGAGCGGGCACAACAACTGCCTGAACCTAGAGGCTACCGCATATTATGTGCAATACCAGAAGCAGAAGAAGCCTTTGATAGCGGGATTCTTAAATCAGATGAAACCCGTCGGCATGATGAACTCTTATCTACAGTGTTATTTGTAGTGAAAATGGGGGCAGATTGCTATAAAGATCCTGTCCGTTTCCCAAATGGAGCATGGTGTAAAGAAGGTGACTTTGTTTTAGTACGACCTAATGCAGGTACACGATTAGTTATTCATGACCGTGAGTTTCGAATTATTAATGACGATTCTGTGGAAGCCGTAGTTCAGGACCCACGGGGCATCAAACGTAAATTTATCTAAGGAGGCTGGACATGGCTGAAATGGAAAAAAATGAGTATCAATTTCCTCATGAAGTAGAAGATCAGGGTAAACCCGTAGATACGGACGAAGATAAGGGTAAACCCTTAGAAGCAGGCTCATCAGACGATCTTGAGATTGAGATTGAAGACGATACCCCTGTGGAAGATCAAGGTAGAAAACCTGCTGATCCAGAACAAGTTAAGAAACTAGAGGTTGAAGTTGATGACTTAGACAAATACAGTAAAGAAGCGAAAGACAAACTTATTAAGATGAAGCGTGTCTGGAACGATGAGCGTCGCCGTGCAGATACCGCCCAGCGGGAGCAACACGCAGCTATTGATGCTGCCCAACGTTTGATGGAGGAGAACAAGCGGATTAAGGAAATGCTTTCTAAAGGTGAAGCAGAGTACAAAGCCGCCGTTACTACTACGTCAGAGGTTCAGTATGAAATGGCTAAACGTGCTTATAAAGAAGCATATGATGCCGGCGATTCAGAAAAACTCATGGAAGCGCAAGCGGCGCTAACAAAAGCTCAAATTCAACTCGAAAGTGCAAAAAACTTTAAACTTCCCCCTTTACAAGAAGATAAATTTGATGTACAAACGAGTCAACAGTATCAAAATGCACCCCAACAAGACAAAAAGTTGGTAAATTGGCAAAACCGTAATACTTGGTTCGGACAGGACGAAGAGATGACGGCAGCAGCTCTGGGACTCCATGAGAAGCTAAAACGCCAAGGAATGCAGATTGGTTCTGACGAATATTACGCAACGTTAGACAAAACAATGCGCAAACGGTTCCCTGAAAGCTTTGATGAAGACATTGAACCGCCAGAAGAAGTAGAAGAGGCAACGCCAAAGGCAGACACGCCAAAGGTTAAGTCAGCAACGGTAGTAGCTCCGGCAACTCGGTCGACAGCACCGAAGAAGATTAGGCTAAAGCAATCGCAAGTTGCAATTGCTAAAAAACTTGGTCTTACCCCAGAGCAATATGTCCGTGAACTTATGAAATTGGAGGCCTGACATGGCTACAAACAGATTAGATAGAAGTATTGATACCCGGGAATTAGTTGAACGCCCCAAGCAGTGGGCGCCAGCAGAACTTCTCCCTGAGCCAGACAAACAGGCTGGGTATGCGTATAGATGGATTCGTACTTCAACGCTGAATCAGGCGGACCCCCGCAATATCTCTGGAAAACGAAGAGAAGGCTGGGAGCCTGTAGGAATTGAAGAACAACCCAAGTTTCAACTGCTAGTTGATCCCAATAGTCGCTTTAAGGACAATATTGAGATTGGCGGGTTATTGCTTTGCAAGACTCCAGAAGAATTTGTTGCTCAACGTAATTCACATTACCAAAAGCAAGCAGAAAATCAGATGGAAGCTGTAGACAGTAGCCTTATGCGCCAAAGTGACCCAAGGATGCCGCTCTTTAAAGAGAGTAAGTCCTCGACAAGCTTTGGTAAAGGTTAATTTAATTTAGGAGTTTATTATGGCTTATCCAACCGTAGACGCTCCGTATGGACTAAAACCAATTAATTTGATTGGTGGTCAGGTCTTTGCGGGAGCAACCCGTCAGATGCAAATTGCAAGTGGCTATGCTACAAGCATTTTCTATGGCGATTTAGTAAAACGTGTTGCTGATGGAACAATTGAGAAAGATACTGGCACAACTACAGCTACACCTTGCGGTGTGTTTTTAGGTGTTAGTTTTACCAATTCTTCAACTGGTCAAGTACAACAACAACAGTTTTACCCAGCAAGTCAGTCAATCAAAACTGGAACTCAGATTTTTGCAGTAGTTGCAGATGATCCTGATACGCTGTTTAAAGTAGTTTCTTGTTCTTCTGGAGTAATTGTCAATGGCATGGGCATTTCTGCTATTGGTAATAACATTGCTCTGATTCAAAACGCTGGATCTACCATTACTGGTAACTCCGCTGTAGCGATTGACCAAGGTACACAAGATACTACTAGCACTCTACCTATTCGCATCATTGATGTGGTAAGAGATACTGCAACTGGCACTGATACATTTGTTGAGTTTATCGTTAAGATAAATATCAACACTCATCAGTATACAAACCCAACTGGCATTTAAGGAGCTTAGAAAATGGCTATTTCACGTGCGCAATTACTGAAAGAGTTGCTTCCAGGCTTAAACGCTTTGTTTGGCTTGGAGTACGCAACATATGGTGAACAACATAAAGAGATCTACGATACTGAGACCTCTGAGCGTTCGTTCGAAGAAGAAACAAAACTGTCTGGCTTCTCAGCTGCACCAGTCAAAAACGAAGGTTCTGCCATCGCTTATGACAATGCACAAGAGGCTTTCACAGCTCGCTATAACCACGAAACCATCGCCCTTGGCTTCTCTCTAACCGAGGAAGCAATCGAGGACAACCTGTATGACAGCTTATCCGCTCGTTATACCAAGGCATTGGCTCGTGCTATGGCATACACCAAGCAAACTAAGGCAGCTTCCGTTCTAAACAACGGTTTCTCTGCTGGTGTATATGCTGGTGGTGACGGTGTGGCTTTATTTAGCACATC